TTATTTTCATGGATGTTGTCAGCTTGATACAATACCTGAAGATATAATTACAACAGAGCCACCAATACCACCTGAGAAAAGAAAACCTTACGATATGTCAGGAAATGATGATTGGAAGTTTTTTGCACAAGGTTTTATTCAGACCAAAGGTGCTGCTTTAGATAATAAATCGTATGAAAATAAATTAAAAGGTCTTGTGCCTAAAGATGCCCTCAATTGTCATGGGCATGGGATCAACATCAAAGTTTCAAAGAATTTTAGAAAATCAATCGAAATCATTTAAGGAGAGGAAATGACAGATTTAAAACCAGTAATGAATAGTATAGCGCAACTTCATAAAACACATGGAGTGCAACAAAAAGGTGGCAAATTTTATACACAAGTTGTGCATCGAATGGAAGCCTTAAGATCACATATTGGAACTGAAATAGGTATAGACACAAATATTATTGTTGATGATGGCAAAAGAGTTGTTATGAAAGCAACTGCCACAACAAAGGATGGAAGAATAATCGGATCAGGCTTTGCTGAAGAAATAAGAGGATCAGGCTATTTTGCTCAGGGAGATAAAAGAAATATTAACACTACTTCAGCTTTAGAAAATGCTGAAACAAGCGCCATAGGTCGTTGTCTAGCGAGTTTAGGCTTGTCAGGGGGTGAATATGCCTCAGCGAACGAAATGGATGCAGTAGCAAGGAAAAAAGAGGTTGTAGGGGTTGCCTCTCCAAATGCCACCTCTACACCTCAACCCAAGCCTAAGAGTGAGGCACAATGGCTTGATGAAATAGATAAAATCAATGATGTTAAGGATCTTAATAAATTTTACACTTCTAATAGAATTTATTTTATTAAAGACCCTGCCCTTAACAAAAAAATTATAGATTATTGTGCAAGTAAAAAAACACACATAGAGGAATCAATGACACATCATTATCAAGAGGAGAGCATTAATGGATGAGAAAAAATATAAAGAACATGGAGTAGATAATATGACTATCTCCATAAACAAACAAGAAATCAAGCAAGAGCATTGGCACGATGATTGGAAGGGAGTTGCTGTTTTTAACGATGAGCAATATCATGTAAACATAAAAATAAGAAATGATACATGGATGGTTGGTACTTTTGCAAAAATGCAACCAAAAAAGGAAGAAGTAAATCAACAACCTATGGAAAAGACAAATGAAGAAGCATCAAGCACAGATGAAGACGAAATCCCCTTTTAGTTTGCTTGAGGAATCAGCTAGTCTTATTCGTGAAAGAGGCAAACAATATGGGAACTTTGAAGATAGTTTTACTACTAATGCTAAGGGACTAGAGTTGGTTCTAAAGCAGGAAGTTAAGCCTTTTCAAGCACCTTTAATACTAGCGATTACAAAACTAACAAGGCTTTTATTTGATCCAACAAATAGGGATAGTTGGGTTGATTTGATTGCTTATTTAGCTATGGCAGCTTCTATGGCTTTGAGGGGAAAAGATGAAACTCTGCCCAAGATGTAAAATAGCTTTAGACAAAAAGGGTGTTTGCCCTATGTGTGGGCATAAAAATGACTTATAGTCTTTATGGGCATCAAAATCAAATATCCTTTAGTGGTGGCAGGACAAGTGCATATTTGCTTTATCAACTAAAAAAAAACAATCCAAAATTTTTATATAATTCAAAAGTAATATTTACTAATACTGGTAAAGAAATGGAGCAGACACTTGATTTTGTTCAGGAGTGTTCTGAAAGATGGAATATTAATGTTGTTTGGTTAGAGTATGATATAATCAATGACAAAAACTTATTTAAAGAAGTATCTCACAACTCTGCATCAAGAAATGGTGAGCCTTTTGAAAAAATTATAAAAAAATATGGCAGACTACCTAATGCTTTGCAGAGGTTTTGTACCGGAATTTTAAAAGTACAAACTGCTGCTAAATATTTAAAATCTTTAGGTTGGAAAAAATGGTCTAACTATTTAGGTATTCGTTTTGATGAAAAGCATAGAGAAAAAAAAGATTTAATAAATGGTTGGTATTATGGAAAATATCCTTTGATTGAAAATAAGGTAACTCTTAACCAAATAGATTTATTTTGGAAAAAACAAAATTTTAATCTTAATTTACCTACTGTAAAAGGTAAAAGTGTCAAAGGTAATTGTGATTGTTGTTTTTTAAAATCAGAACATTTATTAGCTATGATGGCTAGAGAACATCCTGATAAAATGGAATGGTGGATTAAAATGGAAGAAATGACTAAAAAGCAATTTAACAGAGATAGAAACCTAAAAAAATTTCAAAACTTTGTAGATGTTCAACAAGATTGGGTTTTTGATCAACAAGGATATTTTTGTCAAGCTGATGGGGGAGAGTGTACTGATTAACTCTCCTCAATCATATCTGCCATTCTTTCATAGTCATCAGGCGATTGCGCCCTATCCATATCAGCAAAAGTATAATGATGCTTGGCAGTATTTGACCTTTTAGAGTGTCCCATACGATATTTATTAGTGGTTGGTGGTACTTGTAATCTTTCATCCATAGTTGTTGAAAATGCTTTTCTAAAAGCACCAAGACCTCTTCCATCCCTATCTTTTGGATCTGCCTTATATGATACTCCACTTACCTTGCAATAATGCTTTATTTGCTTTCTCCAAGCATCTTGATCGCCATGTAAGCCTCTAGCAGAGGGGAAAACAAAAACATTTGAGTTACAGACCATTTTCCAATCTTGCAGCACTCCTGATAGCTTAGAGCAAAGTGGAATAGTTCTTTCTCTAAATTTAGTCTTTGTAGGTAGTAACTCACCTCTATGAGCAGTTCTCAGGACTTTCAAAGTTCTTTTATAAAAATCTATATCTTTCCATTGTAGACCTGCTAATTCATTAGCTGCCATACCAGTCAATGCAGAAGTCCAAAACAAACTAAAATATAAAGGACTATCTTCCTTAGCTGATTGTATTAGCTTATTGATCTCCTCTAAAGTAAAATCAACTCTTTCCTGAGATGATCCTCTAATAATATCTCTTTCTGATCTGCTACAAGGATTGTGATCAATCCAGTTCATTGAGATAGCATATTTAAATAAAAGATTTAGGGTGCTTAAAATTGCCCTTCTCGTTTTACCTGATAGATTTTGCTTTTTCATGTGATCATTAAAGAAGTTTATGCGCCCTGCATTTATGGTTGCAAGGTTTGTATCCTCATCAAAAAACTTTGCTATATGAAGTCTTAAATGTCTCTCATCATTCTGATAATGCCTTCTGCTAATACCATCCATGACTCCAATCATGGTTGATCTGTAAATCAAAAACATTTTATGGCAACTAGCAAAAGAGGTTGCTTTTGATGCTCCACCATTTTGAGCAATCATGTCTCTTACTTGTTTGACTTTTTGTTCAACCTTTTCTTTTTCAACTGATGTAAAACGAAATTCTTTGCCATCTAATTTGTAATAGATAAGCCATGTTTTAAATGGCTTACCTCTTCTCATTGTTGTTATTTTTTTTGGTTTTGACGGTTCTCTGTTATTCATTTTCTGAGTCCTTAATAATTATATCTTTATCATAATCATTAAAGTAATCTTCAATAAAACTTTTGACATCAATTTCAAGTTGCATAAGATCATGGAACAAACTATCTTCTATGGATGTATCTTTATCAATAGCACCCATTTTAAGTTTTACTTCATGCAACTTCTGAACATCTAAATCAATGTAAAGAGTGAAATTTTGTCGGTGAAATTTTGGGTTTGTTATTTTCATTTTGCCTCTCCTTAATTTGATTGATGTGTAGAAAAGTGAAGATCATCTTGATACTCTTGCAAAGTCCCTTTTTGATCTTGATCCTGCTTCATAAAATCTTTACCGAAAGCGAAAGAACAAATTTGATCTCTTATTTCTCTAGGTTGTTTTGAAATTTTGCCTTCTTTTATAATTTTAATCATTTCTTTTTGTGTAAGTTTATTCATTTTGCCTCTCCTTTGTTTAGCTATAAAATATAACTATTAGTTATATATATTATCTAATATAACTATTATTACCTAATATGCAAGTAATATTACAAAATAATCCTGACGAATGTTAGCTATAGGTTTAGCTATAAAAGTAGAATATTTTGTAAAAAGACAATAAAAAAACCACCTGAAATAATCAAGTGGCTTTGTGTAAGTGATTGATATTGTTAGTGAAATCTCAAATATTTTGGTTGCGGGGGTAGGATTTGAACCTACGACCTTCAGGTTATGAGCCTGACGATAGCTAAGGTTTTTGGGGGTTTGGAGGGGTGTTTAGCTATAAGTTTAGCTATAAAATACGATTCGCAAAAATTTATAGCGAAACAACAAATATCCTGACGAAATGTCATGCCTGACGAACTTTTTGATTTATTTTAGGCTAATAACCCTTTTTGATAGCCAGTATCTCTGTGGTAGGTAAGTGTTTCTTTTCTTGGTTCATGCACATAACTACAATGAATCCAACCTGAGTTCTTGTTTGGTGGCTTGTAACACTCTAAAATTAATTGATCAAAAGGCAAATTACTCTCTATCCATCTAGCTAGATCATAATTATCTATGCCTGAAACCTCAAAATCAGCAGCTTGACCTTTAGCATGTTGGCTTTTTACTGTAGAGCCTACAGCTACACAAAGCTCAGGTGATCTAAAACCTGATGAAATTATAAAAGCACCAAATTTATCTCTTATTGGCTGTAATATGTTTTGTGCCAGTAGTTTTAAGTTTTCTATTTGATCTTTGTCAGGATAATTATCTATCCCTTTTCTTTCTGCTGTTTGACTTTTAATCATTTCATCTAATGTAAAATTATCTGATAAGTTCATCTTCTTCTCTTGTTAATAAGTTGTAATCCTTGTTTTCCAAATCGATAACCAAAGGAACTTCCGATAACTATATAAAGCATATTATGAAACCATGATGGAGTGTGCTGATCTAAAAATATAAAACCATTTTTCACATACTCTTGTGTCCAAGGCAGGAAACAGCCAGTCAAAACTAATATAAACCAAATTGTCCAAAGCTCATCTTTGATTGAATCGCCCATGTGGTCAGTTAGCTTTTGCTCTTGTAACATTGTTGAAGTTGCCTCAGTTTCATACACCTTTGCTTCTGCTTTAGCTTTTGCAACTTTTACTTCTGTTTCAGCCTTTGATTTGTCAACTCTTCCTTGTAGCCAAGTTCCAACTAAATTAGCTACTGGAGATATAAAGGCTTGGATCATCTGCCTACCTTTTTCATTGTAGCTTTGTGCGCTTGAGTAAACGTCATTGGATTTCTTGTTCTAGTCATCAGTTTAGTCATTTCATCCATATGTTTTTTTGTGTGATGCTTAGAGTGTTTTTTCATAGCATCTGATTGTCTTTTAGTAAGTTTTTTCATTTATCACCTTTGTGTTCATGTCCCATCCATATTCCAAATATTCCAGTCATTACACCCATAACAACCGAAACAAAGGCAGATTGTGGCGCTGTTGGATCTTCTAAATTCATAAACCAAGAGGCTGTATTCCAACTCATAATGGTACTTACAAGCATCATTATTCTTGGCAAAACTTTGTATTTACCTTTTAAAAAATCTTCTTTAGTAATCAATGCACTCTCACTTTTTCAGGATTTACATTTACCAATTTACAATAACATTCATACATTTTAGCTTCAGGTGGCTGTCCAATATTAACAGTTTGTTTATGCAAATAGTTTTTAAAATAGGCACAAGTCTGAACTGACTTGAAATGAGTGCTTCCATTTGGCACACCATTTAAATAACAAGCCAACAAAAAACAGCTTACAAGTTTCATATCATACCTTTTTTTCTCAATATAAAAACCACGACAAAAATAAGACCTGATCCAAATATTGCTAACAAAACATAGAGAAATATTTTTAACAATAAATCTTCTAGCTCTCTTTTTTTCTTTGCTATTTTTTCAGCATTTTCTTTTCTTTGTTTTCTAGCTTCGGCACAAAATTTTAAATAATCTTGGTATAATCCTGCACGACCATATAATTGCATATACTCTCGAAGTTGCTCTTTTTTGGCTCTTATTTGTTCAAGAGCCATGAACTCTTCTAAATCAGAGTCCTCTTTGCCTAAAAAAGTTGTCCAAATACTATTTTTTTTCTTATGTAAATCAGCTTGTAATTTATCTTCTGATTGAACAAATTTAGAAATAGCAGCACCACAAGAAGCGATATCTTTGCCATTTTCAATGGTTTTTTTGATCACAGCAAAAGCAGCATTAGCAGCAGCTAATATCTCTAACATTTTTCTATTTCCTTATTTGGAGAGGACTTTGTCTATTTTATCTTCAAGTCTATGTATGGCATCCATAACATCTTTTATGTCTGATTTAACATCATCTTTTCTTGCATAATTGGTTGCTAATTCTTCACGAGTTCTATTCAATAAAATTTGTAGGCGCTTAACCTCTTGAAACATCTTATTGAATGCCCAACCAAAAGGCACAATAATTAAACTTAAAAGGATGTTCCAAAGAATAGTTGGCTCAATCGTCATTCTTCAGGAAAGTCATATATGGGAGCATTCCCAGTAGGTTTTGGTGGCTTACTATCATCAGTCGGCACAACAAACATGGCTTGGAAGTCTGAAAGACTACCACAAGCATTGATCTTATCCTCTATTGTTTTACAAGCATCTCTTATTGCTTTTCTTTTTGCTGTTATGTCTGAAGGTACTGCTAAACTTGAATCATCACTTGCTCTAATAATATACCAATCCGATTTCTTCAGGAGTGAATTTGCTGTTTCTTTTGTTTGCCTTATCCATATTGTTTTTAATCCCTCATAAATAAGTTTTGTTTTGCCATCTTGTTCATACAACTGTTTGCCATTAGCATCTTTTGCATCTTCATCATTAAGTTTTCTTTCAACATTTTTTGACGTATAAAAACGATTGTCAAAACTTGTATCAGGCTCATCTTCCCAAGTAAGACCTTTAGCTTTTTTCTCAGGATCAGTCCAAATCATCCAGTTTGCAGGGTGTTGAACACCATCTTTATCAGACCATGCTTTACCTGCTTTTATTGCTATATTGTTATGTTTCCAAGGCATTTTTTTCTCCTATCTACTATTTCCAAATTTTGCTGTATTTCCATCTCCAAAAGCCATATACAGATATGTTCCACCACTAGCATTAAGTGCTGTTGTTGTTGTCCTGATTTTTACTCCATTGCTTGTAAAATCAACTACTTCTGAAAGATTTGAATATTCTACATTATTCGTATTCGCACTTAAATAGTTAATTGTTGGATTAAAAGTATTTCTTTTATTATCATGTATCCACCAGTTTTCAGCAACATCTGTTCGCTTAAACATAATGAAAGCCACACGAAAACCTATATGAATGTACTGTCCACTACTGCTCCCATTCCCAATATAAGATCCCAGTTTTGAGTAACCCTCTACTTCATCAAAACAGTATGCGACTATTTCTGCTGAAGTTCCCCAAAAACCAGTAGTATATGTTGAAAAAACAGTAGAAGTTGGTGCAGTATTTCCCCAACCTGTACTACTTGAAACTCTTGCACCTGACGAATTTAAAAGAATATAATATCCTTCAGGTGATGAACTATCAATTTTGTGATGATATACTGACCAACCTGAAGCAAGATTTCTTTGTTTTGCTATAATCATCTTTGGGGTTGAGCCTAATCCATGACCGACTGAAAAAGTTGAACTTGAAGCAGAAGAACCAGTAAAAGTTGCAATAGAAAATCCTGCATTAGAATTATTTTGTGTAATACTTAATACTTCTCCATCGAAGTTTGTCGATCCGAACGTACTGTTCGTGTTCGCAGATCCACCCATCCCTGAATGTATACTACAATAATAATATAACTGGGGTGCTGAACTAGCAACTGTGATTGTCGTTGTATAGGCACTATCATCTTTTACAACACCAGTTGTATATTCTGAGCCACCACCATGAGTTCCATCTGATGTTGTTGAAAATCTAAATGGGTGTCCTTGTGCTGAACTATCAGACCAATCAAAGACGTAAGTGCCACCCTCTTGTAAATCTAAAGCAACTGCACTTTGAGCGAATGTCGCACTATCTGCTGAGTTTCTAAATCTATATTTATTGCCACTATCACTTACAACTACAACTTTATAAGTCTTTGTAGGTGTTGTTCCCCCACAACGCCAATTCCATCCTACGTAATCACTTACATTTAAATAATTTATTCCTTGACCAACTGTTGTAAATCCATCTGCATCAAAAGATTGGAGAGCATAGCCACTATTATTTGTTTCACTAGCATTTGAATCAGATGAGAGATAATTATCTACACCTCTTGAACTATCAAATAGATGATGACCATTTGCATAATTTCTATCTTTTGCCCACAACCAATCTGGTTGAAAACCTACTCCTGTTTTAGCATCGGCATTTGCTCCAGTTCCTGTCCAAAGTTTTGTGTTAAAATAATCACTAGCGTTTTCTAACTGATTGGGAGAGAGTGTAGTGTCGCTTAATGAAGCAGAGCATAATGCAATAAAATCAGTCGGCACAGCGTAAAAGAAATCCCCATTACCATTTGCATCTGTGTTACCTTGTGCTGTCTTAGTACCATTAAAAGTTCCATCTTGCCCAAAATTAAAAATTATTGTTTGTAATCCACTTCCAGTATTAGCACCAAAATGAAATCTATAATCTGAAGTAGAATTTAAATATGTTTCTGATTGAACTGGATTTGCACCAGTTGATGGATTGCCAACTCCACTACTTGAAGTTCCATATGTGTTTGCTCTATGAAACCATATTCGTCTATTTGTACCAGTAAAATCAAATGCCATACCCAAAACATCACCTGCTGAAATAGTTCCAATATTGTGAGGAAGATAAGTAGAACCTCCCCTTACAATTTTATTGCCTTGACTTGGGATGTTTGCATTTTGATAAACTCCACTATTATGAACTAACGCTGTATAATTATGTGATGTATCAGCATAATCCAAATTTGTTGGATATGTTGTATCTTCAATTACACCTATGTAAAAGTTAGGTGTGCCTGTAGTAACACAAAATTCAAAATATCCTTTAATACCCATAGGACTAAAAGTAGCAGAGCAATTTCTATATCCACTATTATTGGTGACATTAAGTCCTAAACTTCCTTCTGAAAAATAAAAGGTACTAGCATTATTTGAAGTTTGTAAAACATTTAAAGTAGCAAAATTTGAAGTAGGCGAATCTAAAACCACATCTGAGGAAGCTAATCCAGTAGTTGTAACATCGTTTGTTGTACTTCTATCAGTAGTTTGATAATCATATCCAATATTACTACTATCTGAAAATGGCAAATAAAAGCCATTTGTACCAAATGTAAAACCCTGCTCGTTTATATTCTTTCCTACCCAAACTCCATTTTTAAACTGTCCAAAACTATCGGCAGTTAAATATTGACCATCTAAATGAACAAACTCAGCACAATATCCATCATAATTTGGTGATCCTCCCCAAGTTGCAACTCCAAATCCCATCTTTGTACTTGCCTTATTCATACCATAACTAAAATTCGGTGGCTGAATTGCACTAGTTTCTTCAACACCATTGACGTAAACCTTTGTTGCTGTGTTTTCAGCATCGACTGCCCAGACGATATGATACCAATTTGTTGTATCTCTGTAGACACGATTATTTATAGCACCATATGGATGTGTGTTTGCATCAAAATACATATGTAACTTATCATCACTATTGAAATAAAGTGCAGCGATTCCATCATTACCATAATAAGAAGCACCAGACCACATATATTGTAATGCTCCAAGTTTTGATCTTTTTACCCACCAACTTGTAGTCCATTTTTTTCGGTTACCATCACTTGAAGGTGTTATTTCAAATTTTGATGTACTGCCATCAAATTTTAAAGATTGGTCTATAGTATGTGGATAAAATCCACTTACTCCAACAGCACCTGCTCCTACACCTAAAATACTCATGATACGTTTTGACTCCTACCTATTTCAAACATATTTGTGCCATTACTCATAAAAACAAATACATCTCTTGCTGAAGCTGTTGATGTTACTGTTGGAGCAGTACCACCTGCAAATTTATAATTAGAATTGAAACTTAATGTACGACCACCAGTTCCATCCTGAATAACAGATATCACATAGACACCACCATCAACCTGATTTGTTGATGCGCCAAGTGTTCTATTACCACCTAATGTGACCGATGTAACCTGATTGGCTGAAGCATCCCAAGCTATTGTTGAGGCATCAGTTAAGGTTGTAGCATTAAAATTTTGTGTTGCTGTAAACTCTTGTGCAACATTTATACCTGCAACTGTCAGGTCGCTGTCTTGTATAGTAAGAACTCTAGTATTACTAGCTGAAATTCCAACTCCATCAAATCTAAATTTTTTAGTTAAATCTGTTGGATCTGCTAAAGTTAATGTATCAGCTAGTGGATGAGTTCCTGCATTCATCTCTGCTAAATGTGAAAGTATTTCTCTAAAAGCATTGTTAACATCACTTGCTAACATACTATTTTCTTGAAGATTTACCCCACCAACATCAGTATTACTTGATGCTGTTGCGCTATAATCAGTTATTTTATCTTTGCTCATTCACTTGCTCCTCTGCCAGTTGCTAATCCTATTTGTTGTCCTAATACACCAGTACCAATACCGATATTTCTCCCTGATCTTAATCTTTGTTGCTGAAGATTATTCCTTGCTGTTTGCAATCTTGTTAGTATTTCTTCTAATTTTCTTGGATCAGTCTCAGTTAAGTCTCTTGCTAATCTTGAGGCTACTGCCTCAGGTGTCCTTGTCATATTAATAGCTTTCCCTGCTAACTCCCTGATGCTTGGTATTCCTAAAAAGCCAGTTGGAACATTTGCAACATCATCAATATCTTGACTCATTGGCGCTGTTCTTGATCCTACATTGACTGTTGATCTTGTTTTGACTTGATTTATTCTAGCTTTCATTCTTTTTTCAAACTGTTCAAAAGCCTTTTTGTCAGGAAATAAAGCCTCTAGTTGTTTTCTCTTCTTTGGTGTTCCAAATATTCTCGTTGCTACATTTGCCATATCAGGTGCGCTATCAACTGAGTTTTTAATTGCATCAGCTACACCTACTAAATAGCCTTGCTTTTCACTATCTGAGAGTTTTGATATGACTTGATCAATTTCTTCAGGTTTTGCCCTTAAAAACTTGCCACCATCTTCAACTGCTTCTCTAATTCTAGCATCACCTGCAAACTTGTTTCTTGCAATACTATATGAACTTTCACCATTGATCTTAGGTGAGGCATCATCAATTAATTTAACAAACTCGTTTCTTTTTTGTTTTAAGGCTCTCTCAACACCTCTGCCAATAGATGTTTTAGAAGCACCTCTTTTGCCTAACCCAAGAACCTCATCAAGTCCCATTTTAATGTAATGAAGTTCTTTGATTGAAAAGTTGTTTATTTTACTTAGATCATTGATGTTGGCAGGTAAATCAAACCCTTCTAATTTGGCAAGGTTTCTTGCCTGATCTATTGCCTCATCAAAGGCAGGAAGATTTAAAAATGGTTTTACTTTGTCAGCACTTACAGTTACTGGCTTTCCATCTAAGTTAAAAGCTGCATCATAATCTGCATTTGCATTTAGTTTTTGTTTACTAGCTATATCATCTAAGACTTCTAGACTTGATTTGTTTACATTAAATACTTGATTGATATCATCAGCTATCTCATCACCAAGACTAAGCATTCTCTCATCAAGGTTTTTCTGTGCTATATCAGCACCCTCTCCTGATATTCCTGCTGCACCTCTTGTTAATCTTTGTGTTCCAGTACCAGTATCAGCAATCATTGCATTTGGAGTGCCTCTTACATCATCAATAACATCTTCAACTGTTTTATCTGATCTTTCTATCCCTTGTACTATTTTTTTATCTGATGCTGTTTGAACTGCTTTATCACCTCTAAAAGGCAATGAAACACGATCAGCAAAACCTTTTCCTAAATTAATAACAGATGGTATGGCAGCACCTAATCCACCACCTAAGACTCCACCTACTAGACCACCAGTTGCCCTACTTTCTGCATCTTCTCCTGCGCCAACTCCTGCGATAGCGCCCTCAGTAGCGCCAACTCCTGCGCCAAATCCAGTTGTGCCAAATCTTCTAATAGCCTCTCTGCCTAGCGCTGATCCTGCTGCTCTTGCTGCACCTAAACCACCAGTAACAAGTCCACCACCTATTTCTAAACCTAAAGCTAATTCAGGATTTTCCCTTCTGAAATCTTTTATATTTTTTCTAATGTCACCAACAGTTTCATCATAATCACCAAGTAACCCAAAACCAGTTCTTAATCCTGCTTCTAATTCATCACCAAAGCCTAAAGTAAGACCTTGCAGTCCAGTTCTTCCACCACCGACAATGCTTTCAGCAGTTGATTGTTCTTTCGGTTCAGGTGTCGTGCCTTCTCTTGCGATACGATTAACAAGCTCTTGTTTGCCTTGATTGTTTAAATTATTCCAATCTGCATCGTCAATCTTGACTTTGCCTATACCATCTATTTCTAATGTTGGCATTATTTGATCACCTTATAATTAACATTTTTAGAATTTAAACCTGCGCCCTCACTTATACTATTGATAGATGCAGTACCTTTGAAACCTTTAAGAGTACCAAACTTTTCAAAATACTCTGCTGATTTTCTTTTTTGTTCTGCTGCTCTTTTAATTGAATCAGCCAATCTTTTAACTCTTTTAATGTTTTCCTCTTCAGAAAGTCTTGGGTTAAAAGCTCTGTTTATTAGTCTTTCACCTTCTTTTTCAGTAAACTGTGCGCCTAAAATTAGTCTAAGGTTTCTTTGCACAACTTCTGAGACAAGCTCTTGTGCTTTTAGACCTGATTTATTAACAATAGCTGCAAGAGAATCAGGAAGATTTCCGACAAAAGCACCAGTACCACCCTCAGTTTCTAAAATATTAACTGCTTCATCAAGCTGACTAAGACCTTTTTGAACATCAGCAAAACCACCTTTAAGAACAAAATCACCATATTCTTTAGAGAAAGACTTATCTATAGCTTTTTGTCCTTCTGTTAAAGTACCTATGCCACCAGTTTTATCCTCTAGCTTAGATATTTCATCAAATATGCTTGATTTTTTTATATCAAATTCACCAGTATCAGGATCTTGAGTAGCAATATATTTGCCACCACCTAATATCTGTGTCTTTGGTTTCTTTCTTCCTTCAAACACAACCTTAGGATTGCTTGGATCTGATACATCTATGAGAGATCCACCTACAACTTGTAAATTGTTTCTGCCTCTTCTACTTGCTCTGTTAAAAGCACCTAAGCCTTGATTAATGCTTTCACCTAAAATACCACCAAAAGATGTTGGTTGAAATGATGGTGCGCCTTGTTTCAGTAAAGAGCTTGAAGCTGCTAATATGCCTTGTGTTTGTGGATCTGACATATTTTGTCCAAATAAGCCACCAAAACCACTTCTCAAACTACCTTGAGTGTTAAGAGGAGGTTCTTGAACTTGATTTGTTTGAGAAAGAAGATCATCAGGGCGCATCATAGGAACTGGAGGAAAGTCCTGATTTATCGCACCTATTGAGCTTGGTCTTGGTGTTGGTAAAACAGAAATAGGAGATTGATTTCTCATCATAGGATTTCTAAGTGCTGAAAATATATTTATCATTATAATAACCCCAATAATCCACCACCAACTGCACCTAGAGCAGGATTAAACCCTGCCAGTTGCGCTAGTTGTGCGCCACCTAGACCCCCACCTAATACACTTGCAGGTCTATTTCTAAATACTGGTCTGCTTGTTTGTAATCCTAGAGTTCCACCTCTTACTGAAGATAGAAAGTCTCTTAGTTTCTGTTGATCTCTTGTCTGTTCAAAATTAAATCTGTTTATTTGATCTTGCAATTCAGCTTGTCCTTGCGCCTCTCTTGCTGCTCCTACTTGTGCAAGTTGTTGTGCATCAAGATTCTGCATTGATGGAATAGATGCCAAAGCGTTTTGTTGCGCTCTCAAAGCAGCAGGTGCTAAAGCTGATGCAAGTGCTTGTTGATTTGCTCCTGATCCATATCTTCCTGCTCTTGCGAATTGTGACTGAACTGTGTCAACGACTGGTTTAAAAGCTGCACTCATCAATGGATTTGTACCAGTTAAATTTTGTTCTAATATATTTCTTGATTGAGCAGTCAAACTCATTGGATCTAAAGCTCTTGCCCTTTGTAAATCCAAAGCGATCTCTGTTTCAGGACTAAAACCAACAGTTGTCGCTTGAGGAAAAAACTGTGGCGCATCGCTGTCATATAAATTTTTTGCTTCTGATAAACCAAACTCCAAGAATGGTTTTGCATAAGCAGGAGGCTCAGTCACTTGTGTGTTGACTTGCTGTCCTCCACCACCACCTTTACCCATGATACATATCCTTTCCTAAAATAATTCCAGTTTGTTTAAATCCTTTGAGAACTCTATGCCACCCTTTGCGACCTATAATCTCAATACCAACACAACCCCAAAGCTGTGACCAATGCCTAATATCAGGCTCTGCTTTTAATAATGTCTTTAGGTTTCCACCTGCTAACCAATATCTTAAAACTCTCTTCTGAGGATAATCCATAATTTCAGTTACTACTGCTGAGTCATGGTAATGCCAAAACTGAGCATCTCCTCTCATAACTGACTCTAAAACATCTGTTAAGGTGTGAGTGCCATTAGAATATTTCAAAGCAGACTCAAGCCACTCTGAGCATCTTTCCCACTCACCCAATAATGATATATCCGAACTGTCTGTCGGTCTGACTATTGTTTGCATGAGTTATTGTGAAACTGCCATCTGCCCTTGTACTGACAAACATTGTTCCATTCCCTTGTTCCGAAGCTGAGTTGGCAGTCAAAGGCATAAATAATATCATGCTGTTTTTTCCTGCCCTTTGATCTGTAACTGCTGTTGTTGTTGCAGAAGCAGTCAAAGTTACACTTCCAGTTGAGTTTAATTTTCCATTTAAAATATTGTTTACTACTAATGAGACTTCTCTTGGATTTGTTGCCTCATAGGGTAAAACCTTAAAATTAGCGTCTGCCAAGAACTTGTCCCTCTACATCTACACCTTGAGCAAACTCCCAATCTTTGTTTGGTGCTGATGCTTTATTACTAATATTCATTCTAACTCTGTGATATCTGCCTTGTGATCTGTGTTGAACAAAGCCATCATCAGTAAGAGAATTTGCATCAGAAAAAGTAACGTCATCATCTTGTCTGTCTCTAGTGCCTATTTGCATCGTTACTTCACCCCCTTTGAAATAAGGGACTGATCTGTTTATTATTCCATGTTTGCCTTCTTGCAAAAAAAACTCCCCAGTTTCAATCGTGGCATCTAGAGGAACTCCAGTAAAAGAAAATATTTTTTTGTCCTTAGATCCACCAAATAAGAAAGATCCACCTTTATAAATGATGCTGTCTAAATTTGAGGGCAAAGCATCTAAATTTGATGCAAGACTATCTAAGCCATCTAGTGTGTAACCTGCTGTAAAAAGAGGACTTATAAGATCAGCTTCCACATGGGCATAACTCCATTTTTGTGTAGCATAATTATATATTAATAATCTGTTTGGTGTTCCATCATTGCTTTCATTTGAAGCATAAGACCACACAACTATTTGATTTGTTGGATCTATAGCTGCTGACATATTATCTGAAAATGCTATTGCAAAATCATCAAAAAAGAATTTATTTATTTTTTCTGCACCTATAGGAGATGATGACCTGCCATCAAAAGCATAAAAACCATCATCTGATAAGTAAAAAACTAAATTGCCTATTGAAGCAACTGATCCTGAAAAAGCACATCCTCTTGATGTTTCAACCCTATCTATCTGATAAATTAAAGGTGTACCAACATAACTAGCTCTTGCTATTGCCTTTTCTAACAATATTGTCGCATACTCACCACCAACTAATCCAGTTATAGCACCTGCATCAGGAATATCCTGAAAGTCAGCTTGATCTGTACCAACTGTCCATGATTCAGCATTATTTATTGCTGACCATCTTGTTCTAAATGGCACTCTTCCTGAGCCTTCATCTATATTGGCAGTCCAAACCTGATCCCTAACTACAGCTAAAAACTCAGCTTTTGGTGGCGATCCTGCCAAATTTCCAAAGGCACTATCAGTTCCTATAGTAAACTCTTGCAAATTTTCACCAATACCACCTGCAACGATTATTGAAGTTCCAAACTGAACGAACCTCCATCTCTCGTTTCCTGCTAACGAAAACCCTGAGTTAATTGAGTCTAGATTTGATGTTGAACTATTAAATTTATATAGTTTAGCGCTATCACCTGCAAAAAGACTTGCATTTCCTTGATTATCTTTAGCTGCAAAAATGCCTCTTAAATCATTATCTGCTGCATTTGAAACTGCACTAAAACTTGGCAATGATCTATATCCTGAAATTGCAGGAATTACATTAGTTGCTACCTTTACACCCTTTAAATTTAAATCAGGCTGATCAGGCAGCCATTCCCCAAAAGTTATCATTGTATTGTCCAAACCTCATTTGACGTATTTTGTGTTGACCAAACTTCAGATCCAACAGTTACATTTGTCCATGTTTCATTTCCTTTAGGTATTATAGACCAATCATCTCCAATTATCCTAATTGTAGAACTGACACTTGCTGTAGTGTCTACAGAGGATGCAACATTTACAGTAAAAGTTGGTGTAGCTTCAATAGAGGCAATTGTATCTTCAGACCCTGATACACCAAATATTTGTCCTGCTATTGCTGTAATATTTGCTGATGTTGCAATTGCTCCTTCAGCTTGTTGTATTCTTATTGCAGATCCTGCAACATTTGCCGATGCACTTATTGAACCACTAAATGCTAGTTCACTAGTTGCTGAACTTGATACTGAAGCAGAGCATGAAATACTTGTCTCAAAGTTAAGTGTTGCAGTTGCAGATGCACTTACATTCCCTGCCGAAACAACTGTACCTGCTATTATTCTAATTCTTACTGAACTAGCCGAAGCAGTTGCACTTGTTGATATAGAACTACCAACTAAAAATGTAACAGTATAACTGCTTGAAATACTTGCAGATGTAGCAACAGATCCATCAAACTGTCTGATTAATACAGATGCGCTTGAAATACTTGCAGTCGTATTTATTGATCCACTAGAAGCTAAAATGCTTACTGGTGAAGCAGATACTGTAGCTGAACAAGATATACTTGTTTCAAAATTTAATGTAGCAGTTGCAGATGCAGATACAGTACCAGTTGATACTATTGTACTTGCAATAGTTCTTATTCTGATAGCCGAAGAAGAAACTGTTGCATTTGTTGCAATTGAACTTCCTACTGAGAAAATGCCTATACAACTACTTGAAATAGAGGCTGTTGTAGAAATATTCGCACTAGCAGATCGTATTCTTACACTAGATGCAGAAGCAGATGCTGAAACAGATATAGAACTTGCTACAGTCCTAATTCTGACTGAGGCAGAAGAAACAGTTGCACTTGTAGAAATACTGCTACTAACAGTTCGTATTCTTACTGATCCTGATGATATTGAAGATGAAGTATCAATATTAGCAGCAACACCTTCAACAACTTCAGCGCCTGATGTAACACTAGCTGATACAGTAACACTTACTGTACCTTGACGAACAAAAAATCCATCAAAGGCTTCTAAGTTGCCAAATGTGGCTAATTCATCTAAGTTAGAGGCATAGTTGTCTAACTGTTCTAAATTTGGCTTTGTAAATTCAAGTTTGTTTAGAACAGAATCTGAGTCAAGGCTTCCTGATATACTATCAATCTGAGAAGTTAATTGATCTAAACGAGGTACACCTAAAGCCACTTAAAACTCCTATTTAAGCAGCTGTAATAGTTAAAGATCCACTAGCTACTTTTAAAATATCTCCAGTTTGAATTGTTTTTGATGCTGTAAATGCACCATGAAACAATAAGTTACCTGATGAAGAGGCATCAAAGATACCAAAGTGACTTACCTGACCCCAATTGCCAGTAGCACTATTAAATTCTACATTATTGTTATTTGTAATAGATCCACTTGATGCTGAACCAAAGGTAATAGCTTTTCTTGCATAATTGTTTCCAGTCAATTCAGTACCTGAATTATCATCTGCTAAACTAGCAGTAGATAACCCAATATATACTGCTGATGGAGCAGATGTTGATGCTGTACCTGTAAAATGGTCTAGAAACTTTAGTTCTAAATAATCACTCATTGCTGACATAGTTTTTTCTCCTTATTGTGCTGCGTTGTTTTGTCGTTGATAAATACTTTGAATTTGCAAAGAACCAGTCCCATAATGCGCTCTTTGTTCATCTTTTCTTATTTCTTCAATAATTCTTGTAAACTTTGCATCATATAATGATGCTCTTTGATCATCCATTAAATACTGATAAGCCTCTACTAAACTCCCCATAAGATAAGCATCAGGGTGTCTTGTAAGCATAATATTTACTAAATTTGTGTCTGACAAAGCTGATAAACTTCCAATATAAATTATCTCAAGTGTATCAGAGCTATCAGGTATTGGTCTGAGTTTTATTTCTTGTCCTACGATAGAATAGGCTTGTGGTGTTCCTGATGATCCTGATGCAAAGTTACTGTCTAAAGAAGTTGGTGACATATATTCTAAAACCTTGATTGGGTTTTGATTGACCTTAACTTCTCTCACCTCTCTAAGATCAGTTGGTAATGCTATGTATTCATCACCACTTGTCATTGTTGCAGTTGCTCTTTTTTCTTGTTCTCTTGTTTCAAGCTCTCTTGAAAGACGAGCCTCTGCTAAAGTTATAAAATCAGGAATATTTGTTGTTAAATCTGTTCTTGCTAGATTATTTGCTATTGCTGATTTTAACTCAGTATAATTTGTTATAGCCACTAAATATGTCCCCCACCAGTTCTAAATGCTCTGTTATTTGAATCATTAAGCCAAACTTTCCATTTTTTTTTGGCTTCAGGGTTTTTTGATGGATCTCCAAACCTTTGTATTAAATCTTGGTAAACTGTTAAAGGTATGTTTGCGACTTCAAGGTAATGCTTTTGTGTATTGCCTATCATTGATCCTTTTTTGTATTCTTTTGATTGTTCATTATTAAAATCAACAATTTCTGTCACATCTTGCTCTGTAGTTACAAAACGACTTCCATCATTCTCAAAGTGCATAAATGTTTTTTTTCTTGCTAAAGGATCAGTCGAAAGTATTTTTTTCATAATTACTCCAAAAGAAAAGGGGGAGTAACCCCCCTCTTATATTAAGAACCATTAAGTCCTATAACTGCTCCATGAGCCTTTGGCGCTTTAACCACCAAAGTATACTCTGTCACAATCTGTGTCTTTTCAGCATCACCAGTCTTTGAAAGCTCACTCTCTGCAAAGTTTCTTCCATTAAGAGTACCGATAGATACATACTCAGGGTCAATAACAAATAACTTGTCATTGCTCATAAATCTTGATGGAGTTAGCTGTAACTCACCAAAATCAGTCAAAAACACAGATACTGCGCCAACAAATGATGGTGCTGTCCCTGCTGTTGCATTGACCTGATTTGTTACAAGATTTGTTCCTGCTGCGCTGAGATTTGATATGTTTGCTTTATTTGTAGCTGAACAGACTAGGATCTTTGGAGATCCACCATCTTCCCATGCTGCTTGGTTTGCTGCTTCTATTTGAGCAAGTGTTAAAGCTCTAGCAGTACCAGTAACATCTGCTGTATCTGTACCATCACCAGTTGCTGCACCCATATCACTTGGAGCAGAAATGTTTGTAATCCAAGTTAATAAACTTGCTGATTTTCTTGGATCACTTGCACTTCTAGCTACATTTGTGTCACCAACTGATTTCTCTATGTCCCTTCGAAGCTCTAACCCCTTCAATACAGTTTGATAGGCTGATTCTCTTTCTCTACCTGCCTTGTCAACTGACTCAAGTGTGCCACTAATAGCAAAGTCTTTGACTGAAATCTGATGATAGTTTCCTAATCTTGAAGTTGCTGTTGGTGTAGCAAAACTGGCATCAGCGCCCTCGTTGACATGGTTGTCTGTTGCTGCTGCTGCAAGTTCTTGTACTTGCCACTCATAGAAAACACCATTTGTTGTGATTTTTTCTACTGCTGAAAAGATTGGAGTTTCACTTGTGTCCAATCTATAAATAATGTCTGCGAGTTGTTCTCTTTCACCCACAGCATTTGAAGTTGTAAAAGTTGCCATAACTATTCCTTATCTATTTAATAAAAGCTCAACTGCTCCTTGTCTTGTAGGAGCTTTCCTAAAAGTCTCTTGCAGTTTTGCTCTTTGATTATTGATTATTTCTTTTTTGGTTTTTGGCATTCCTGATTTAGTAGCCTTCGGTGCAGATTTAATTTTCTTTTTTACCTCAGGTGTTTTTTCTTTAATTTTGGCAAATCGAGATGCTTCATAGATAGCTTGGATCATTCTGTGATCTGCTGCTGCACCTATTTCTTCATCTGAAAAACCTAAGTCTCTTGCATACTCAACAACCTGATTTTGTTTTTCTTTATTCCAATCAGGATATTTATCAAGTAAGAGTTTGGCTTCACCTTGAACATAGTTTTGCCATGTTACTGTTGCCTCTCTTTGTTGCTCTTGTTGAATTTGCTTCTCTTGCTCTTCTATTTTTTTTAGATTGCTTTGTTGCACCTGATAATCTGCAACTGCTGTAGCATACTGTTCAGGACTCATTTCCGATTTTAACTTATTCCAGTTTGGCTCTTGCCTCTGTAAAAGTTGTTTAACTTGCGCCAAGCCTTGTGCATATTGATCACGAGTTTCTCTATAATTTTTAGCCTCTTGTTCAACAGCTTGTCTTTCTTGATGCACTTTATTCATTCTTTTATGGAATGTTTTTTCACCTGAATAACCTCTTTTGAGTTCGTCTAAGGTGACTTCAACAACTTCACCATCCACTTTCACAGAGAAAGTTGGTTCTGCTGCTTCTGTCTCCTCTTCTACCTCGTCAGTCGGCTCTTCCTGCGCTTCGGCTTCTTCTTCAACCTCGCTAGTTTCAGCATTTAATTCTGTCTGCTCGGTTTCTGTTTGTTCCTCAGTTTCTTGTGTTTCAGTATTTTCTTCTGCTACTTCCTGAGTTTCATTCGGCTCTGCCTCTTGGGTTGCTTTTAAAACCTCATTTGTTGCTTCTAAAATACTTATATTTTGATTGCTCTCTTGCGAGTCTACACTCATTTTTTACCTCTCATTTGGTTAAGTTGATTTTCTGCCATCCTCCCATTTTGAGCCACACTAGCTAGGTATGACTTCAAACTGTCTAAGGCTTGGCAAAGATTATACAACCGATCTCTTTCGACAACCTGATCATGTGTTGTCTGTTTCCAAGCAGTTGTAAATTCGTTTTCAAGAGTTTGAAATGCCTCTTGTAATAATTCGTTTTTCATCAAAAGGTCTGCTTTATGACCTCTTTCCATCTCTGATGTTAATTTACCTTCGTTCATGTGTTAAATGGTCTAAAACTACTAAAAGGTGTAAAACCCACAGTTTGAGGTGGTCTATTAAATAAACTTGGGTTTAAAGCAAATCTTGATGTAAATTGTTTATTAGCTGCATCAAAATCAAACCCTGATGGCAGATTACTTGGTGCAGTATCTAACAATGATCTTCTAAAAAATTTATCTCCTGATGCAACTAATGGCTCATCACTTTCTCCACTTGATCCAGTATCTACACGACAAGCCTGAAGATCCTCATCAAACTTATAACCTTCAGGACATTTTGTAATACCAGTCATCGGATTAGTTACTGGTGGCACAGTCTGATTGCCATTGTCATCTGTTTGAACATTTGTCGGTGTCTGCATACCTTGAACACCTTGAAATATATTTGTAAGATCAGGGTTTTGACCTAATAAGCCTTCAGTTTGATTTGAGCCAAAACTTATATTTTGTGTGCCACTTATGTTACCATCATCATCAAAAGTTGGCACAAAGCCTTGATCTAATCTTCCAAGTTCTCTTCTTGCAGGAAAACCTAAAACTAAATCCACAAGAGGCAATAAACCACTTGTAGGTCTTGCTCTATCTCTTAAAGCTTGTGCAGCATTACTTCCTGAAAAGTTAAAATCACTTGCATCTGTGTCTAATGTTGGCAAATTACCTGCTCGTGGTATATCACCTGATATATCAGGTATATTTGGAGTCGGTAATGTTCCTAAATTAGCTCGTTCAAAATCATCAACCTGAGCGCCTGAAAATGCTTGTTGTGCTGCTAAAGTTGCTAAATCTTCTTCTTCTTTTTTACTATCTACATTTTCATTTCTTATTTCAGGTAATCGTAATATAGCATCAGGATAAACAGTATTATTAACAACATTATTTCTAATTTCAGGCAACCTTAATATTGCATCAGGATAAATTTGATCAGTTGTTTGAGCCTGACCAAAACTAATGTTGTTAGAAGTTAGACTTGGTAATTCTTGAACATTAACCACAGCATTAGGAGATGCAACACCTAAAGGCGCACCTCCTGAAAAAGCAGAAGTTACATTATTGTAAAACCCATCATCTAAAGCAAAAGGATCTGATGCACCCCCTTGAGTTGTCTGTGCAAAGTTTTCAGGGGACATAAAATTTTGTGCAGTTCCTTCACCAAATCTATCCTCTAAATTATCAGCAGTAAACTGAGCATCATAATTAGGATCATTAGTAATGTTGCTTACATTGACAACATCGCTACGATCTAATTCACCTGCTATACCTTGTTCTTCTTCTGCTGAACCATTATCTGCGCTTTCGCCCATAATTGCTCCTATGCTACTTTCTTACCTGACATGGCAAAACCTTGTTTGTTTTTTGTTGGTCTAAACCATTGTCCTTTTATATTTTCTCCATAATGGCTCAAGACAAATCTTCTCATGTTTCTTACGATTTCTCTTGTATTGCCATTTGGCGCTATAAACTCTGCCAACCATAAATTTTTTCCTGACTGCCAATCCTGAGGTTGTAATTTATAATTTTTGTTTTGTAGTAAATTCAATATTTCATCACTAACCCATGCCCAACAACAAAAGCCATTAGGCACAGAGCTTTGATAAAACAATCGAAACTGTCCACATTTTAAAGGTGGTACAAAAACTCTTTTTATTTTTTCCATAGTCCACTTATCGTGAAATGAACTCAATGCCACTAAGGACATGATATCCCCAAAAAAGTTTCTAGTTTCTAGGGAGGTTTGTTGAGATTTGTCCATCTGTTACACTCTTCACTACCCTTAACTGAGCCTCTGCTTGTAGCTCTTGTCTCCTGAGTTCTATCTCAGCCATCATCTTTTCTTTTTCAAGTTGTATATCTGCTAAAGCCTTCTCTCTTGCCAACTGAATATCAGCTTGTAATTTAAGTTGTTTTGCCTCTATATCAGCCTGAGCCTTTTGTAACTCAAGTGTCAGCGCAGGGTTTTCTTGGTTTTGCGCTTGCGCTTCTGCTCTTGCTCTAGCTTCTTCAATTTTTCTTCTAACTTCTGTGGGACTGTTGAAGAAAGAATCGGTATCTTTGAAACCACCAATTTCAGCAATCTCTCGTAAAGTTTTTGAATATTGTGAAATATCGCAAATTGCATTCTCTGCTCCTAATGATTGTAGTATTTGTTCTTGCTTTGAAGCTATGTTTGTTAAAAAGGATATTTTCTGCTGATCATCTGCTGTGCCTAAACCTACATTAACATGAACATCAAACTCAGAGTCACCCTCTCTTGGATCTATTGATACAAACTCATTTCTAAGCCTGACAACTCTAGCGCCTTGCTGATGTGCTGTTACAAGATGTAAAATGCCTTTAAATAAATCTTTGACACCAGTTTCGGCTATTGTTCTTGCATAACTTTCAATTTTTTGTTGTGCGCCTTGAACTGTAGCTGATACTGCTGATGCTGTTGAACTTTGCAAAGCATTGGCATCTAAACCCATAGAAGCCTTACTCATACCAGTTCTGTTTTCTTTAATATCGTCAAGATTTTTTAAAAGTGGTAATATTTCACCACCTACACCACCAGTTGATAAAGGCTGAACTGCCCCTGCTTGTCTTGTTCTAATAACAGATCCTGCTGTTGCATTCATTAAATCATCTAAATTAACCTGACCCTCAACTGCTACAATCTTTGGCATAACTGACAAGTAAGTGCTGTCTAAATATTGTCTCATCAAAGTTGATTTTATTACTTGTAAATCTTGTGTAAGATCAAAAATAGACCTGCCGATCAATCTATGTGGCATGATTATTGGTGTTACGACAGCAAAAGGTATATAATCTGTTATCTCATTTTCAAGTATTTTATCACCATTAGCTCCAATAGCTAACACCCTTCTCAATTCAGCAACACCATCTCCATCATAATCGCATTTAATAACACAATCATAGACTGGCACTTCTTTCTGAGTTGGATCAGCAGGTTCACTTTGATTATTATTTTCTAAATCACCAAATCTTTTTGATACTTCTTCCTGACGATCAAGATCCTCATACCCAACATAAGCCTCAATCTCTTCTCTGTCATACCCTAACGAAACAAGATCAGATACTGTCATTGATGTTCTGTGCGCTATAAAATAAGCATCTTCTAATGATTTAGCTTTTTTATTTACTAAAAATTCCTCAGGTGGCACATTATCAATTCTTACTTTGCCACTTTTTTTTCTGACCTTAACTTTAAGATTGTAACTCTGCACAACCTCAACAACTTCATTCTGAGAAGTAAATTCCTCACCAAAATTTTCTTCCCTACTTATTATCTCAATATCAGGGTTTTGCAATAAAAGCGTTATTTCTTCTTCAGTAAGGTTTTCATATTCTTTCTCTTGAACAACAGTTGTCTCATCATAATAATATTTTACAATGCCAAGTCTAAACAACAAAGCATCCTTGAACCATTGATAAAATATTTTATAACCATCATTATCTGAATTAATTATATAATTCACAAAATCTGTGATTGTATCTGCCCTCTCGACATCTTCTGCTGTTCTAGGGGAAAATCGCACATATTTGTCACTTGCAGTAAAGATCCTCATCAAAGAGGGCATTATTTGATCAACACAATCAGCAACCTCAGTCAAAACAACTTGGGATCTTCCATCTATCTCATTCCCAAGAGGTTCGCCTAAATACATATCCATCGCCCTGAGACGATCAGCAGCATATTCACTATCAAAGTGATTTAGACTGTCTGTTATTTCACTAGATACAATATTGGCTAATTGTTCTTCATTCATTTCTGCCATTATTATTTCGACCTTCTTTTTTGATATTTTTTATAAATGGCTGCATCGGCTTTCCTTGCACCACCTTTGCCAGTCATATAAGAGTTAACCCTACCCATTGCCCAAGCATTCATACTTACATTTTTTGATCCACTCCCTAAGTATGCACCTTGTCCTTTACGATACACCTCAGTTAGCTCACCTTGAAAAAACCTTGATTTATCAGCTTTATTTTTTAGAGCTTTTTTTACTTTTTCGCTTAGTGGTTTTCTTGCGACCATCTTGTGCTACCCTTGATTTAATTATTGAGGGGATGTCAATAAACTCGCCTCGTTTATATTTTTTTGCTGTACTAATAATCTCAGACTCTTTTTTCTTTGGATTTTTAGCACCTCTAACATATTTTTTCGGTACTCCCCTTTTTGTTTTGGGGACTGTCTTAAACTTTGGCACTTTTCTTTTTCTTCTTTTTCTTTAGCTTTTTAAAATCAGCAGCAGTAATTGCATTTCTTGGAGGCGCAACTCTTGCTAATTTTTTCTGCTTTTTTGAGTACTTAGAAAAAGGCATTATTTCTTCTTCATCGGCTTTTTCTTATTTTTAGGCTTTGTTTTTTTTGAGCCTTTTTTCTTGTTTCCATGATACATTTTCATCTCCTTCAAAATCTAATGCTTGGCATCGTCTCTCTAGTTTGCACAGTTTGTGGGTTACACAAGGTCTGCATTTTTTAAAAATTAATTTTTTTGGATTTCTTAAATAAGAAAAAACAATCATTTTTTATTAGCTAAATCATATTCCCTTCTTTGCTTTGGGGACATAGCATCATAATTCATGCCTTTAGGCTCAGACTTTTTGACCTCAGCCTCAGCTTTTACTTCTACTTTTAAATCTTTATCTAAAATTTTTGCTTTTTTAGCCATTTAAAACTCCTTTAACAGTTCCATGCCCTTCTAGACCAGTAATTAGCTGAAAATTTATCTTTAGCGCCCTTGATACCACTTGATCTTGAGCAATAATTACTTTTTCTAGCAGGGTTGTTTTTTTTTATACTCATATTGGCATCGCCAAAACGAACTAACTTAACTTCATCGCCCTTTTTAGCTAGGACAGCACTTTTTTTATTACCTTTGACCGACCTTTTAGGCTTATTAAAACCTGAAAAAGTCTCACCACGATAAGATAATCTTCCTGAGGGTGTTCTCTTTACATCACTCGCTTTCATAAACTTCCTCAATCTCAATATTTCTGCAATAATCTAGGAATCTTTCTTTAGATATCCCTGCATTTACAGCAGATTTTGCCATACCAACCATACAAATCTGCATCATCTCAATCCAGTCAATCTGATGATTGGCTTGTATAAGTGCCATTTGCTCAAACAAACAATCAATAGCTGCATCACAATCAAGCTCTTGCTTATTCCTCTTGGGAAACTCAATGATATTACTCATACAACCCATCTTAGATCAGGCTTCAAACTTGTCCTTGTACTCCATTTAGAAACACTACCTGAAGCAATCGCACCATCACCTGCAAAAGTTAAAATAAAAGCATCAGCAACATCAGGACTTCTCTGACCTCGTCTTTTAAGCTCATCTTTGCTTTCAATCTTTAGTTTACCAGTCGACAAATACTTATACCTGATATTCGTTAGCTCAGAAATCAATACATCATCATTGGGTATATGCACATCCCTACCCTCAAAAAACGACCTACAATTCCAATATAACTCATCCCTCAAGCGCATAAATTTTTCTTTCATAGAGGGACTTTCAGAAACTGCAATCCCAACAGCAGGTAAATCAAGCTCCACCAAACGATCAGCAAGACCTGCACCAATACCAATGCTATCAACATAAATGTGATCAGGTCTATCTTCCCATCTTGTGATCTCATACTCATTAACAATAATACCTGCTAACTCCATCAAATCTTTTTTAGACCAAGACTTAACTGGCTCTAATAACACCTGACCTTTTCTCTTTGCCAAACAAGACCGATCATCGCCCATTCTTGCAGGATCAATACCCCAAACAACAGAAGTCGTAGGAGATGGCTCTACCGACCTTTTAGTCGCACTTTCAACCAAATGTAAGGGCAACAACACATCATCCGACTGAGTAGGAAACTCGCCTAAAACCCTAACACGAAAAATATTACTATCTTCGCCATATTTTCGACACATTTCATCAATGAACCCAGTATTTACCGAGTCAGACTCCTTACACGATACAGTAATACAATGCCAAGAGTCCCTCATGCTATGAAAAGCATCAAAAAAATGCCCATCGGCTCTCGTTGGATTACCTGCCATGACAGTCTTAGCACCTTTGGTACTCATGCTGCCCTCACCTACCTGAAAAACAACATCAGGTATGCCTGAAGCCTCTTCACAGATAAACAACATATTTTCACTATGAAACCCCTGCAAAGCCTCAGGATTTTCTCGCCTACTTGTACGAGCAACAGCATAAGAATCCTGAACCCCTTTAAGGGAAATCTTATCGCTTTTCATCTCAAGCTGATCATAAAAACCCTTTGGCAACTTCCTCGCCCACTTATCAATTTCAGTCCACAATACATCGCTTAACTGATGCGCTGTGTTTGCTGTAACTGCTGCTTTACAAGGATAGTGGGTTAACAACCACCACAAAGTAAGCCAACTTAAATAAGCAGTTTTGCCTACTCCATGCCCACTCTTTATTGCTATCCGATCATTTTTTGCAACTGCCCTTAATGCTTCCTTTTGCCATTTTTGGGGGGTAGCACCTATAACAGTTTCTACAAATAAGACTGGGTCTTTTCTTAGCTTTAGTAATGTTTTTTCTAATTCCATAATATTAAAAGGGGTATATATCTCTAGACCTACCCCCATCGCTTTGTCAGAGGGGGGGGGTATGACCAAATAATATATGTTTAGCTATGGTTTTATAGCTAACTTTCCTCTATCCCATTGATATTGTTACAAATATGTCAGGCTCTTATCCTGACGTTACTAATGGATTGCCTTTTTTAGCTCTTTTTTTCCCCCACGTGCGTGTAGTGGTGGAGGTAGCTTGTCTATCTCCTCATGCTCTATAACCTTAGCTTGTACCCCCTTTAAAGCGTCAACAAAGCTATCCTCAGCTTTATGACTAAGTTCCATCCTATCTCCAAAGTTTTTTGGCGACATTCTAGCTGCAGTCCATTTAAGAGCATCTATTGCCACACGAGCATTATTGTAATCCAACTTCCCTGCCAAGACTGCCATGCCTATTTCTGATACTTTCTCTCCATAATAATTACCTCGTTCCTCTCTAGCCTCATCATACTTAGCTGCAAAGATAGGATCTCTTTTAATCCAATTATGTATTGTTGTTCTATCAGGCATATCTTTATCTCTGCAAATCGTATGCAAAGATTTACCCTCTGTAATCCCAGTTAGTATTTTTTGCTCTAATTCAGGTGTTTGTTTATTGTTTGTCTTATAAGGTCTTGCCATTTATTTTCTCTGCTTTTTTTCCAGTAAAGTCTTGCCATCTTTTGATTATAACTTGCATATAATGTGGCTCTAACTCTATTCCTAAACATTTCCTATTAGTTTTTTCACAAGCTATTAAAGTTGATCCACTACCCAAAAAAGGTTCATAAACATTTTGATTAGGTAATGATCCATCATTAATTAGTTTTTCCAGTAAAGCTACTGGTTTCATTGTAGGATGTAAGTCACTTTTTAAAGGTTTATCAAAGTCTAGAACTGTAGTGCTAGAGCTGCCATAAAATTTATGCTTATTTTTCCATCCATAGCATATAAACTCATGTTTAGGATAATAATCGTTTCTACCTAAAACATGATTATTTTTATTCCAAATTAAATACTGACTAAAGTTTAAATTACTTGCATCAAAAGCTGTTCTTAAATGATGTAGCTTTTGTCCACCCATAAATACATAACAAATATTATACTGACTAAAAGGAATTATATTTAAAAACTCTGTACAAAAGCTTTCTAAATCTTCTATTTCATCGTTTTTTATATCTCTTTGAACCCTATTGCCTTTATCCCATTTATTTAAGAACTCGTTTTTTTGGGAATAATTAACACCATAAGGTGGATCAGTTAATAATAAATCTATTGTTTCTTTTTGTAATAATTGATCTAAAGTTTCTTTTTTTAAACTATCACCACAAATAATCCTATGCTGACCTAAAGCAAACATATCACCTGCTTTAATAGTTGTTTTATCTACTTCAGGAACTTCATCCTCATCGGTAAGTCCTTCGTAATCTGTTCCATTAGCTGAAAGTATATTGTTAATCTCTTTCTCTGAAAAACCAGTTAAAGATAAATCATAACCCTCACCTAAAAGCTCTTCTACTTCAACAGCCAACATTTCTTCATCCCAACCTGCATTCAAAGCCAATTTATTATCAGCTATAACATAAGCCTTTTTCTGCGCCTCTGTTAAGCCTGATAGCCTAATTGTTGGCACATTAGCTTCATTAAGCCTTTGCGCTGCCATGAGCCTACCATGACCTGCTATTATCCCATCTTTTTCATCAATTAAAATAGGATTAGTCCAACCAAATTCTTTAATACTTGCTGCAATTTGAGATACTTGTTCATCAGAATGTGTACGACTATTCCTTGCATAAGGAGTAAGTTTAGCAACTTCCTGATACTCAATATTTAAATTATTCATCTAAAATTTTATCTTGAAATTGTTTCAATGGGCAATTCCCCATTCTGATAAAAAGCTACCAAACAGAGTTCCTCTTGTCAACTATATTACTTAATGACTTGCATTATTACCTAATAAGCATATTATATGTAATATATATTACTTGAGGAGCATATCATGTTACACAAAAATATTATAAGACACATCCAAGAAGCTACACCACAAAAAGAAGAATCCATAGCTTTAACTTTAGCAAAAGAAAGTTTAGGAGCTATAGCTTTTCTTGTTTGTTGTATGGGAATGTTATTTCTTTGGATTGTTTTCTAACTTTTAAAATTTTTAAAAACATCTTCTAATTCATCAAGAGCAATCCTAAACAACTCAGGTGCTGCTTTCTTTGCCCTTTTGTTTCTCCTTGCCCAGTCTGAAGCTGACCAGTTATCAATAATAACTGCTCTAAGTATATCAAAGGTTATCTTTCCCATACTACGAGCAATCTTATTATAATCAGCTACACAAGCTGCTTGTCTTTGTGTCATCTCAGCTTTGGTATTACCTGACATAACTGGCTTTAGTGTCGTTGTAACAGAACCTCTGAACTGAGCGCCTTCCCAAATAGAATGAAACCTTTGAGCGTGAATAAAATGTGCATAGGTAATAACTTCTTTTTTCAAATAAATATCAAGCCATGTTTGGTTTGTAACCCTCATCCTTGTTTCACCTGCTCTATCAGTTTTCTGTTCAACAACATCAAACTTCTGCAGGAACTCAGGAGTAGGTAAAACCCTCTCAGTTTTAATATTATACTTCTGCTTTTTCTTTTTCACTAATCCAACTTATAAACTTTTAACAACTCTTCGAAAGACCCATCTTTTTTTAGCATTCCATTCTTCATTTTCTCTCGTAATGCCTCATAATTTTCATAAGCATATTGAGGATCATGTTTTGCTTTTTCTGCAATCTTATCTATCAAAACATCAATGTATCTTTTTTGCTTGAAGCTTAATTCTTTTTTCAAATGTCCACCAAACTTATTTGTGTTGGTAATTGTGTTATATTGTGTTTGTTGGACACCCATGTCCACTCCTGACTGGACAGCCTTGTCCACTCCATGTTGGACACCCATGTCCTGTATGGATTGGGCAGCCTTGTCCTGAATGGACTGGTCAAATTGACCTGAATGGAGCATCTCCTGCTTCTTCTTATACACCTGATACATGGGCAGATAATACACATTTGGCTTACTAAAACCTCTCTGCACTTTATTGATAAAACCTAATGCTACAAGTTCATTGATCTTTCTTTGTACTGTTTTCTCAGAACAACAACCTATCTTGGCAATCCTTTGATAAGAACTCCATTCCGAATACCCTAGATCCTCATTAAAATGATCAGCTATGGCAACCAAAACTAGCTTCGCAGTTGCATCTTTAGTTTCTTGATCAAATGCCCATTTCATAGCATCAAGTGACATCAGCCTCTCCTTTTTTCTTCTGTGTCGATAAAATATTAAAAAAATCATTCATATCTAAAACTGCAAGTGCCTTCTTGTTATCAGCTTTGATAATCAAAGCATCATTGTTTTCAATCCACTTGTAGATTTCCTTAAACCCATTTGCCCTGCACTTTACTTCTAAGACCCACTCTTCAATGTCATTGTTGATGATAACATCGCCTTTAATAGAGCCACCACCTGACAATGGCACTCGATAGGCTTTTAGATTATTAATAAGTGCTGCTTTCCTCACAGAGTTTTCGGTTCTGTAACCTTTATCTCTGCTAGGCTTTCCCATTGAAAAAATCCTTTGCGCTGACTTTTCCATCTGTTAATCGTTCAATTTCAACAATTCTTCTACCTGATGGAATCGCTTTATCATTTAACCACTTATGAATAGTTGGTTGTGATACTTGCAATAATTCTGCTAATTTTTTCTGACTTATTTCGTTTTGGACAAGATATTGTATTAACTTCATTGATAAAAAACTATATATTGTGCTTTAATTATTACCTTATAGTAATATTTATAACTAAGAGGTAATTATTGTCAAATATTATTTAACAAGTTTAGTTTTTTTTTGTATTAATTATTATTTTTTAGGTTATATAATATACCTTATAGTTATATAATTAACACAATTAAAGGATGAAAATGAAATGATCTCTTTTTGGTTAAGGTGTCTGTCTATGATTTTTCAAAACTGTTACAAGGGAGAAGATCGTGCGACACTCAAACAATTTACACAAATTAAGGTTATCGAATAATCTATCACAATCTGAAATATCAAAACATTTAGATATATCTCAAGGCTTATATTGTAGGATGGAGAGGGGAAATGTAGACCCAACCAAATACTTAGCTAAACTATCTGAACTATTTAAAGTAAAAACTCAAGAAATCTACTCAGGGCAAAAAACAATAGATGAAATTGTCTATAATAATATACCAGTAAACTTACCAGTTTATGGTATGCCTACTTTAGATGGTAAAAAAATTAATATATCTAATAAATTTGCTTCAACAACAGAAAGACCTGATTATCTAAAAGATAGTCCATCAGCTTATAGCTGCTTTGTTGTTGGTAATGAAATGCAACCAAGATTTAATCATGGTGAATTGATTTACATAGATCCAATCAAAAAAATATCTAATGAAAATGAAATACTTATCTCAATCTTTGAAGATGACCAAGAGATTGCAACTCTTCAATGTTTGATCTCAGAGGGAGATGATCATTATTTATGCGCCACTTATCAAGCAGATGATCATATAAAAATTTTAAAAAAAGATATTGGTCGTATTCATGCAGTTGTTGGATTAAGGCAGATATATTAAAAAGGGGGTTTTTACACCCCCTCACTTCATCTTTACATTATATAGCCTAAAAATCTTAATTAGGTTAAAATCATTATATCTAAAATTATTTATAATTAAATAAAATTATTACTTTTTTAGTAATAACTTGTAATATATATTACTATTGGTTATAAATAATTATGTCTAATTCATTTTTTGAAAAGTTTAGTTTTGACGAAAAAGAACTAAAAGAAAGAAAAAAATACATCGGTGGTTCTGAAATTAATATACTTGCTACTGGAGATCAGGCTTTAATTAATGAGCTTTGGGAAACCAAAACTGGCAAGATTATGGACAAGGATCTTACTACTATTTTTCCAGTAATGATGGGAAATGTTACAGAGGCGCTGAACCTTGCTTGGATATCTAGGAAATATGGTTATGACATCTCAATGCACCAAAAGGTTTTGACTTCAAAAAAACATAGTTTTATGAGGTGTACTTTAGATGGTGTTATTAAAAATTATGATAATCAAATAGCAGTTGTTGATGCTAAATTTACTCTTGGAAGACCTATGATGGATGAAACCTATGCTGATGTCATACCAAGATTACTGAAATATTATACACCTCAGCTAAATTGGAATGCTTACTTGTTATCTGAAAAGCTAGGAAAACCAGTAGAAAAAGGTGTATTAAGTATCATTAGGGCAGGTTCTGAGCCTATTGTTGAGGAAGTTACTATAGATACCAAGTATCAGGAAGAATTAATAGGTTTAGCTTCTTATTTTCATGGATGTTGTCAGCTTGATACAATACCTGAAGATATAATTACAACAGAGCCACCAATACCACCTGAGA